ACACAGCGCCAGATGGGGCCAGCGGCAATGTTGCGCAAGACACGTACCCCATAGGGTTTCGCTAAATTTACTTCATCACTCACAGGCATACCCTCCGTTTCTGGGTGTGATGGATTTTCAATAGGTGTCTCCGGCTGAACACCTTTTGACTGTTGCGCTAACTTCGAGGCCACACCACCGTCGATGTCATAGCTACCCCACGGCTCATTGTGGCCCAACGTAAAAACCGCATAGCCGGCCACCTGACCCCGGAAGCGCTCCAGGTATGGCCCAATCTGCAGGAGTTGCTTGGTATAGCCGATTTCATCAGTAAAAGCTTTGTACCCCCGTGGTACGCCATCGCTGCTATGGATCAAGCCGTCGATCCCGTATTCGGTCACAACAAACTTGAGCTTGCGGAAGGGTAGGCGGGGCAACACTTGGTGCTCTAGCCTGTGAATGTACCAGTCTGAATCCGGTCCCCATAGGTCGGGTTTGCCGTACTGATGGATGGCTACAACGTGACCACCGGCTTCGGCCATCTGGAGCGGATCATAAATCTGGCGCCAGAAGGCCATGCGGTCATGCTCCGGTAGGTCTGGATTGCCCACGCTAAAGCCGAAGATCGCACACTCGTAGCCTTGTTCCCGCGCTAAGCGCATCCGCTCCATCTCGAATTGAGCGAGCAAGGGAAGCCCTGCCCAATCTTGCAGCACTTCGTTGGCCACCTGCCAGTAGTCTACATCCCAGGTCATGCGCTCCATCGTGAGGTCATGCGCCCACTTGGCGGCGGCCTTGGGATCGGCTGCGATGCGGTCCCGGATCTCACTGTCGGGTCGATAGATGCGCCCCACGATGATGCTATCATGGCATGTCATGCGCAGGGATAGCATTTCCCGTGGGTTGGGATCAAGCACCAGAATCAGCCGGGGTTGCCATTGTTCTAGTAGGGCCAGATGGCGGTCTACCCCGCCGATGATATGCGGTCCGATGATGGTGCCGGCCGGCTGCTCGTGCAGATACGGGTAGGGGTCTACATAGCCACCCCACCCATTATCCCGAAAGTAGGGCTTAATTCTCATGCCAAAGTGCAGATGGGGGCCAGTGCTGTTGCCGGTGTTCCCACTGATGCCGATGGGTTGGCCTTGCCCTACCGTGGCGCCGACGGTGACTGTTTGCTGCTCCAGGTGAGCGTAGAGTGATTCGCCCCAGTCGTGACCTACCTTCACGTAGCGACCATAGCCGGCGGTATCTTCCCAGACTTCCAGCACCGTGCCGGCGTCCACGGCAAGGATCGGCGTTCCCGTAGGCGTGCCATAGTCAATGCCGTTGTGACCGAGAATCCCGTAACGCTTGTAGGCGTCGGGATTCTCGGCAAAGCGCTGTGTAATCGGAAAGGCGCTGTGTAGCGGAGATCGAAGTTGCATATACTTCTCCTCAGGTAGAGAAATCTCTACCTTGCGGTTAGGCGCCTACGCCAGCGGCTGGGGTGTAGTACAGGTCAATCATTTCGCCATTCATCGTGATCGTGGCCGGGTTATCAGCCTGGATATTGACGTTCAAAGAAGTTGGCTTGAAATCGTCAAGCGTCCAAGTACCGATCTTGTTATCACTGCCATCGGTAGCCGCATCGTACACGTCGATCAGCAGGTCAAAGGCCGCAATGGTCGGGTTCAGGAACAACTTTTCCGAGCCTACCCAGCCGCCGCTGCCTGGCTTGGCAGTGCCACCGAGGAGGGCAGCGAGCTGATCAGGGTCAGACTCGCTATAGAGTTCCAGACTGACCGAGTGTTCCGTTGGTTGGTAGGACACCTTTTTGCTGGTGTCGCCTAACCGGGCGATCTTGCGGGTTTGGGCGGTGCTTTGCGGGTTAATCCGCGTCGCCTGCCCGATCACGGTCGTGCTTTTCTTGACGATGAAAACTTGCCCCTCTTGAATCTCAAACGCCGGGACTGTCGTTGGTGATGCCATGTGTATTCACTCCTATCGCCGCCAGTTGCGGCTCAATCTATCAAAAATCAATTCCGTAAAGCGCTCTCTCGCATCTCGCCAGCCATAGGCGACAAAATGCTTGGGGCGTATCGTTACCTGTGGAACAGATACCCATTTGCCCTGTACTTGAAAGATGAGATAAGGCCCGTTCTTTGCCCGTATCACCATACCGTACTCATGCACAAATGCCTTGATATGCAAAATGCGGGGGGCGCTCTGGCTAAGGCCCACACGGGCTACGTACTCTTTTCCCAACTGCCGGGCTGGGCTGGCTACAATCGCATTCTTGAGTTGGCCGGTAGCTGCATAGCCGGGAAAGTTGCTAGTGGTAGCGCCGGGTGGGATACGCGAACGTATCTTATCCCGTGCATAGACCGCCGCTTCCTCTACCGCCTTCTTGCTACCTTCCCCGATCTGCACCCTGACTCGGCTAAAGGCTTGCTGCCAGTCCTTGATGTTCTTAAAGCCATCCGCCATTCATTCCTCCGGTGTTCCCCCAGTCCCACCCCTGCCGAAACAGGGATGGGTTCTCATGGAGGAGGGTATAAGAGAACTGCGGGGAGGGCCGCAGAAACTCACTTGACTTGCTTCCGAAACGAAACCGCAGTTTCGGCGGCGTGATGCAATAGATCCGACATCCCAAAGGGTACACGCCGGGTTTGGTCGTAGTTGATGGCAAAGGTGTCACTGCCGACTACCATCCCCAACGCCGCCTCTTTGATGCCTCGCAGGAAGTCAATCAACTGCAACAGTTGATATTCATCCGTGGCAATCAGCATCAGTGTAGCGGTCACCTCGGTGCCGTGCGGCCGGGTTTCCCCCAGACGGACATTTTGCCCTGAGCGCTGCGCTCCGTCGCCGGCAAAGGCCAAGGCCAACACCGGCAGGGAAGGCATGGGGCGCCCTTCTTCGGGATAACCCAGCATGACGGTGGCTGTAATCCCGTCATCAGTTGCAGCATCCTTGAGCATATCCAGATAGTCACGGAACAGGGTGGCGGTAATCATTTCTCCAAAATCCCTTGCTTGAGTGACACCTGGAGCAAATAGGCTGTCGTTACCCCTTGCGGCGCCCGATCCACGTTGCTTACTCGGTAGAGATTGTCATCAATGGCAATGCCCCAGGCCGCACGCAGCGCCGCTTCTGTCTCCTCATCCCACAGCAGGGCTACGTTGGTGGTATCCTCGGTGGTGACGCCAGTCATGCCAAAGGTCAAGCCCGTCATGGCCCGGTCGGGCAGGTAGTCGGCGGTTGTGACCGCTTGCGTATTCCACTCAACGGTCACCGGCACGCCCGATCCATTGATAAACGTATCCCGGTAGGCGTCATAGGTAACACCCGTGGGTAAGACCCAATCACTCACCGGCGGGATAATCGACAGGGTGGACCGTCCTGCTACCCTGTGCGCCGCTCGGAACATGGAACGAACCGTTCGTACACCGATGAGCATTAGACGGCTCCGATCCGGTGTTTCACCAAGGGCTTGAGCCAGCCGATCAACTCTTCCGGCAGCTTATCCGTCAGCGTCGGGATTTGCAGACTGACCCCAGCGATGCGGGCTGTATCGACGCCGATCAGGTCCATCTTGCGATACAGCATGAGCGTCCAGAGTTTAGCGACCATTGCCACCTCATCCGGCGTTGTGCTGCTGTAGCCCCACGATCCCGTCACGGTGATGGCCTGCTTGGGCGTATCCTCATAGGATAGCACTCGATTGGGCTTGAGAATCAGCCGGGCGTAGGGCGCCGTTACCGGCTCCACCAAGAAGTCAGAGGCGGTGAAGCTATCCCCGGCGCTTGTGGCAACACTCGTGAGTGACAGTAGTTCATCAATCAGCCGGAGAGTGCCAGGTCTGTCGATGTCGTAGTCGTGGAGCTTGGCCGCCGTCATCGCATAGAAACGGCGCCGGCAGTGCCGATCAATCGCTCGGCTGACCGCTGGGATTATCAACCCCAACACAGTCGCACTCATCTCTTGATCATCAGCCAGATCGCGCACCTCGCTGGCCGTGCAATAGTTACTCATGCGTTTGCCTCAGACCAGGCCAGCACCTGCTTAGCCCGTACCGGCCCGATCCCCGTCACTGACAACAGAGCCACTTCCCCTAGTTCCAACGTGCGTCCGGCGCTTACGAAGCCGGCGTTCCACAGGTTGAGGGCGACACTCTCCGCAATGCCAAGCGCACACCAGAACAGCCAAGGCCGCTCCGGGTCGTCAATCACCGGGTGTAGCACGATCTCAGGTGCTGTCGGCACAGGCGCCGGTTCCGGCACAGGCGTGACTGGATCTGGCGTCTGTGCTAACTTCTCTTGGGCTTTCTCCAGGAGTGCTGCCTTGATTAAGTCACCCAGGGCCAGACTATTGCCCTCGTTGGGGACAACCGGCTTCACAAAGCCACCCTCGATCAGGTAGCTGGAATAGCCGCCTGTCGCTATCGTGATGATGGCCCCTGCCGGCTGATTCCCTAAGCTCTTGTGATCCGGCCCGTTATAAATCCCCGGTGACAGTACTTCCACCTCTACCCCCATCGATCTAGGGGTAGAGGTGTCCTGTCGTGTCTTTCCTTCACTGCGCAGCGGTGGCGGTGAAATCAACATAGTTCCCTCCAACTACGTACATATCTTGTACGCGCTTGCTTAGGAAGTAGCGGATTCCACGGCAACCTTGATTTGTTGGGCAAACGCCGCCGGCTGGCTGGGCGGGTTGTGGCGGGTGCGCTTCATGACAACCATTGCCAAATTAGCGCCCAGTGAGCCATCCCCAACCGTTGCCAACAGTTGAGCATAGACAAAGCCATTCTTGATGTCCATACGGGCCGGTTCCACTTCGATGGAAACATGCCGATTGTCTTGAGTAGCGCTGATTTGGGTAATCGCCGCGCCGGTCAAGTCCTTGGCCCCCGTGCCATCGCTGGCAGTCGCCTGTTGGATCTTGGCATCGACAGTGATATCAGTCGCCCCAACACGCAAGAGGAACAGCACCGGTTCGGTGGCGTCCATTAGAATCCAGCCGCTCCCCAGCGTGGTATTGTCCACCAACTGCGGGCTAACCATATCGATATAGTAATTCTCGGTCAGTGTGCGCATTGCGCCTTTTCCTTTCGCCTGAGTAATCAGGAAACTTTCGTTGTACTCTCTGCTACCTTAGGAGGTGGCGCACTGCATGACGCTGAAGCGCCAAGGCTCGATCACCTGACCACCCACACGCCGCCGCATGACATAGACAATGGCATTCTTGCGGGCTGGTGCGCTGTCCAAGTAGCGCTCGATGGTCATCCCCACCCGGTCGATGATCTGGTAGCCAGACATATCCCCGAAAACGATGGGATATGCGCCGTTGGCGATAGAGGGCATGGCCTCATCTTCCAGAACAGCCTTGCCGCGCAGCATGGGTTCCGGCCCCATCGCGCCGCCCTGATATTGGAACGGCTGCCAGAGATAGCCAAAGTTGCTATCCTTGAGTTGGCTGATGGCCAGCGCCGTCGCCCCTTCCATCAACCAGACTGCATTGGCACGGTATTGCGAAGCAACCCCGTAATAGAGTGCCAGAATCTGATCCCAGGTAACGCCGGTCGTGCTGCCACTGAAGACACGGGTCAGGCTCAAGCCATTGCTGCCACCGGGGAGAATTCCCTGCGGAGCACCGGCGCCGGTACCAATGAGAAACTTCTCATTCTCTTCCAGCGCTGCGGATTCACCGATGCGCCGGGTCAGATGCTCTTCAATGTTGAAGGCAGCATCTTCCACGCTGTTGCGGGAGAGCCAGGCTTCAGCCATCATGGTATGCACCGGAATGACCTCAGACCCCAAGGTCAGGTTCGTGGTGATATCAGCTAAGTTCACTTCACTAGTCCAGGATGTGCGCACAGCGGAGGTGTAGCGGCTGTCACCGCCTTTGATCACCGGATATTCGACCCGATCCCGGCTGGTGGTATCCACGGCGGCACGGCTGCGGACAACGGCCAAACCTTGGATGCGTTCGATCACGCGGGTTTGGAAATCGACAGGGGCGGCGAAGCCACCCAAGCTGTCAATGCTTTCCCCCATCGTCGCCTTGGTGCTCTCCACGCTGTCGAAGCCGTTGATCAAGGCGCTCTTGACCACGCCGGGTGTTAGGATGATTTGCTTCAGCAAGTCGAACTCCGGGCGCTCCAGGGCAAACTCACCCTTGCGCAGGAACTTGTTAAAGGCGGCCTTTTGGGCGTAAAACTTGCCAGCGTAGTCCCCGCCGTGTAAGTCGGTGAGGATGGACTTTACCGCTTCATCCATGTCCCCAAATCGCGCCACGTAGGCGGATTGCTGCATTTGCGCGGCCTTGGTAGCGCCGTCGTTGCCAGCTTGCGGTTGGCCACCGATGGGCATGAAACTACCGCCATCAGCAGCAGCCTGACCAGGAGCACGCAGGGGCTTGAGATTCGCCGCCTTGGTGGCTCCATCAATCGATTCCGTCGCCTTTTCGGCCAAGCCGAGCAAGCGATTTCCTTCCTCATTTTTCCCGGCAAGAAAGGCAGTGGTTGCCTGTTCTTTGTAGCCATCGCGCCGGGCGATCAATTCTTGCAGATTCATCGTGATTTACCTTTCGTCTGAGTCAATATATCGGTAGATAGCCCGGCCAGCTCGTAAGCCTTTGCGATGCGTTCTACCGGCCAATCCACGGCCATACGCCACTCAAAGGGCGTTGGCGTGAGAGAACCTTCGATGATGGGCCAGCGGACAATTTCCCCGCTCTTGGCCACCTTGCGCGCTCTGGGTAGGGCACCGGAAGACCAGCCGAGCGCAGACTGATCAATCAGGGGTTTGATGTACTGCTTGTAGGCGGCGGCCAGTTGGGCTTGCGCCTCTACCCACATACCCGATTCATCCTGTTCCATCGTGTCGATCAGGCCGATGACCGCACTTTTGATCGTGTCGTCGCCGGCATGGTGGTAGATGGCAGGGATGTGGCCCAAGGCATCGAAAACCGCTGTGAGTTCAGCCGTCTTGGGCGTGAAGAATTCCCCGCCTAAATCCTTGGTGGACTCATCACCCCACAGGCAGAGATAGCCGCCAAAGCGGTCACCGTCCAGGGCTTTCGCCGCCAAGCTGCCGGGGTCACGGTAGTCGCCTAGCTTCTTGATAAAGGTGGGGCCGGCAAAACCGATGGACTTCACCCAGGCATTCACCGGGGTCATGGGAATAGCGATTTGCTCACCCGTTTGCAGACTGTAGTAGGTGTCTACACCCAACTGCGCACAGACCTGGGCAGCCTTGTGGGCGTCGGGAGCGTGCTGAAACACCCCGAAGCTAACCTTGCCCGTGGCATCATCCACCTTGCCACCGAGATAGGCGCCGTCTTTCCAGAGGTCGGCGTTCTGTGCGATGAAGTCAGATACGGCTTTGGTCGATACCAGTTCAGCCGGTAACTCCCGCGTGCGGTCAGCGGCGACAGGGATGGCGTAGCCTTCGGTTGGCACATTGCCTAGTGCCAAGAAGCTCTTGGCAAAGGGGTTCGGCTTCTTTTTCTTGGGATCTTCCTGGGTCGGATCGGCCGGCGCTTGATCGCCATTCGCCTGCGCATCAACGGACTGATTGTCTGCCGGCTTCTCCGCAGGCTTGTCGGTCTGCTTTGCTTGATCACCCGATTGACTGTCCGTTGGCGGTTGGTCCGCAGGTTGCGCATCGGTAGGCTTCTTGTTTTCCGGCTGGCCATCCTGCGCCTGCTTGCCGTCTGCCGGGGCATCTTTGGGATGATCCGCGCTTTGCTCCTGAACTGGCGCCGCTTGCGCTAATCCGCTAACCAGCTTGGTAATCCCCTGCAAGCCCTCAACGAGCGCTGTGATTTGCTTGAGGGTGTCAAGCAAGGCCGCCACCCCATCGGCAACGCTG